AGTCCCATCGACCTCTTTCTGCCCCCAATAGTATAACATTAGGCATATCAAAGCCTGAATTAAAGATTCCCCACGTAGTACAAGCAGAATAATCGGCTGTAGTACGGGTAGAAAACGCAGTATCCCACGATTGTATGATATATTCGCACTCTGGTGGGGTAGGTTTGTCCCATTCCTGCCACCATTTGTCTTTAATGATGCCACCTTCTTCATTTGTGGGCGCTTGCATGTACAATGCGTCAAATTTAAAGGGCGGGGTGTTGTTTTTGGTACGAATAAGCTCTTCAGTAGTCCAACAGAACCCATCTTTCTGGTCAGATGCAGGCCAAAAGGACTCACCACGTTTAACTTTAGGATATTCTTCAGTTAAATACCCTTGACTTATGAGATCATCTCTGCCTTTTTTAAGCTTTTTACTAGATTCTGTAGTATTTAGGGCAGGAATACTGACAACAGACCACTTATCTGCCATAACTCCGCTGTCTTCTGCCTTTAAAAGGTGACCAGCTAGGTCATTTTCATGCCATCTAGTCATCACTAGCACGATTTTACCACCAGGCATAAGCCTTGTACGTAGTCCTGAGGCGTACCAGTTATTCAAATGTTCTCTTCGAGTCTTTGAATAAGCATCTTGCTCAGAGATAGGGTCATCAATTATAGCTAGATGGGCACCAAAACCTGCAATACCAGAACCAGAACCGGCCGCGAGAAACGAACCAGCTTGATTCTTGTTGTGTTCTAATGCCCAGCTGTTTGCCGAGCGATTATCTTTACGAATATTTATTTTAGGAAAGATCGTTTGATATGCAGTTGAAGTTATGATATCACGAATCGATCTACCGAAACGAGTTGCAAGGTCATCACTGTGAGATACAGCTATCTCTTGCCAATATGGATTACGACCTAAAGCCCAGGCCGGAAAGTATGTAGAAGTAATTAAAGATTTAGAAGCACGAGGCGAAATAAAAATCATGAGACGATCTATATCGTTCTTCTCAAGTTTCATTAACTCATCGCACAACACGCGGTGATGCGGGCCTACACTAAAGCTAGGGTTCATTAACATAATAAATGCAAGCAAATCATCGCGTGCAGTTAGTATGGCTAGTCTGGTGGCTGCGTCTCTATCTTCTTGGGACAACGACATATGCATGGTGCCCCCATAACGCTAACTCTTTTGAGAAATCATTCAGTGGTTTAGATGGATCGTATTTTGCTAATTCAGGTGTTAACATTTTACCTTGGTGTCTCATAAGTACTCCTATACTTTTGGTTTAGTTTTGCCGGTCTTTGGATCACATCCCAACTGTTCCCAAAACTCATCTAGAGGATTGGTCGGCTTTTCTTTAGGGGGAGGGGGTTTTTGTTTAGCCAAATAAATTTAACTAGAACTGCCTGAATATCCCGCACCAGATTTCTTGGCTTCAATTATTTTTTTCTTTAAACCTTCTGGTAAAGTTTTTTGTTTTTTAGTTAGCATAGATTTAGGTGCTCCCAAAAATTTTTCTGCCGTTGAGTATGGAATGCCTGCGGCTTTACTTACTTGATCACCACCTGGCATGTCTTTAAGTTTTACTCTTCTTTTAGGCGCTTTGTAGCGTCCTGTATCTCCTGGTCTTACTTTAGGTTTTAATGTTTTCTCTTTGAATCTAGCTTCTGACATCTCACTAGGTCTTTTACCTTTTTGCATTTTGCTCATTACTGAATCTGTCATGTTAATAACCGTAATTAGTTTTGTTTTTAAGATTTGGATTGGCTTTTTTATTTTTTGTTTTATAAGTTTTTTTACCAATAGTAACAGAGTCTGCACCGGATTTAATATCTTTCATTATTTTTCTAAGATTTTTTCCTGTTGCATCAGCTCCTGCATCTTTTAATGTTTTTTTAGAAGCATATAAAGCTGTTGATCTTTTACCCGCTGGGGTTATTTTGTCAACTACTTTTGCTTTACGTCTAAAACCTTTTGGTCCAGCTTTTTCTCCGTATGTTACTTTTGAAATTGTTTTATTACCTACTTTTTTATCTTGGATTTTAACTCCATCTTTAGTTTTGTAAGTAACTGTTTTATTTTTGGTCATGTTGTTATTCCTTTACTATTTTTAATTTGGGTGCGGCAATTTTTTGTAAGCGCTCCACATCTCGCTGGATGTCCGCATCACTGTTACCAGTAGCAAATGCATTGGTAATTTCAGTAATGTTTTTATCTGTCCACAGAGCTTGATGTTTACCAAGAAGCTCTAGGGAACGGATGGCAGCATTATAATCGCCTTCTTGTTCTGTTCTTTCAGCGATGCGTATAAGCCTGCGCAATATATCATCCGCCTCAATCTTCGTACGTTTCATTGAGTCGGCCTTTAGTTCAGATATTCGTGATGCTATGCCCGCATGCCTCAAAAAAGTATAAGCATTCTTTTTTGCATGTTGGGGTAGATAGCCGGCACGAACCGCCGCTTGGACCGCATTGAGATCTTTAATGAATTCTTGACAGAAAAGTTCTTGCTTGCCGGTTAACGGTTTAAGTGCATCTGTGTTATCTTTGGCCATATGATAATTATACAGGATTAAAGGTTGCAATGCAAGAGGCGTTAAGATATAATGTTGGTGTGGCACGCAATGTGTCACGTCTCCTGTACGGGGGAGGATCACATGGGTATCTTACACACACTCTCTCACTCTCTAAAGATACTTCCTCCCCCACTTAGTTAGGGGGGCCGCACGTCTTTTGAAAAAAAGTTCAAAATTTGCTAAAATTTTTAGACACGCAATAGTATATAGCACAGCCAGTAGATTTTTTGGGGTGGGGGGTCGACCAACATACCCTACCCCTGCAGAACAAAACGAGAACGAATTGTGTCAGAAATAAGGCACCTGGTCACTAGGTCGCCAATGGAACAAACCATGAACATCTGAGTTGGACGAGATAGGTCAGCATCTCTTACCTATTACCTTTATTTGGCTGGATAACCAGAACAAAACGTGAACATAGGGTGCGTCAATTTGTCGCACTTTATTTTATTGACGGCTTCGTAAATATGTATATAGTAAGGGCATCTCCAAGAGATACCTAGTCTAGAATCATTCTAAACTAGAATTTAAAAAAGGAAAAAAGATAATGAAAATAAGTTCAGTCTATAAAGTTCCATATATCAATCGGTATGTCGAACAGCCTAAACAATATAAGAAACCTCAAGCTCCAGTCTATGCTAGTGAGAAATCTATGTATGACACATGGCACACTCTAACAGCTATTCAAGTGCAAATGATAAACAGTTGGAAAAAAGCAACGAGTAAACGAGATAAGAAACGATTAGCTAATTATCTTCGTAAAGAGTTCAATGTAGATGTTAGAGAGGTGGCATAATGGCTGGAATGGATTTAAGAAAATCAAAGCAATATCAGCTCGATCAAAAATATGTTCTATTATGTGATGAAGATATGATTGACGAACAGCTAGATCAAGACTTAAAAGAGGAATTAGAAATACAATTCAATGGGAGAAATGACTAATGAGTAAGATCAGATCAGAAATAAATAAACGACAAGCTAAGTCTAGTTTTGAAAATTTATTAAAAGCTAGATATGAGCAATTCAAGAATAAATATGTTCCAATATGTGAACGCCCAAATGAAAACCCACTAGATAACTTTCATAAAGGAGTACAATAATGAGTAAAGGTGAATTATTAATATCATTAATTTCTAGTAAAGTTTTAATTGATCCATCTGTTTTAATGGAAGATGTAAATTTTACGACAGAAATTAAAAGATTAATTAAGAAAAAAATAGAATTTAACAAGGTAAAAAATACCATGATTAAATGGTGTAATAATAATTATTAAATAGAAAGGTAATAAATTATGATAAAATCAAATACTTATGATGTACTAAGAACATTTAATAAAGTACTGACTGAAAAACAAATGTTCGAGGAATTTGATATACCTCAAACGAGAAAATGGTTAAGAGATTTTTATAAAACTTATCGCCTATCAAAAACTCGAGGTGAGTTTTGGGAGATTGGAGAAAATGCTAAAAAATGGTGTCATAAAACAATGCAATATCCATTATTTTCTGATTGCTATGATGGGAAAAATTCTGTTGATTATTCTTTGGCTAAAAATCTGACAGTCAATAGAATGACTTTCGAAGATTGGCAACAATTCAAAGATAATTTATCAGCTATGACTACAAAATTATACTATATAAATAAAGTTGATAATACATTTATGTCTGATTTTATCAATAGTGAAATAGAAAAATTCAGAGGTTTCATTCACGATTTCATCTGTTATGCTAATGAAGTAAATTAATAAAATAACTATTGACAGCTTTTATAACCTGCTATATATAAGTGATTGTATATAGCAAGATATAAAAATCATTTTATATCATAACCTACGGAGAATAAACTATGTTTAAATCAAATGCTTATGGAATACTAAGAACATTTAACAAGGTATTAGTTGAAAAACAAATGTTCGAGAATTTCAGCACTCACCAAACAAGAAAGTGGCTTCGAGATTTTTATCAGACCTACAACCACTCAAAAAGAAACCACGAATTGCCATGTGACCCAACGGATATTATTGACTATAGCTTTGCTGAAAGACTTACAGTCTATCGCATGTCTTGGAGTGAATGGCAACAATTCAGTAGCAATTTACAAGATTTAGCGTGTAGATTGCATCTTATTAATATGGCAGGAAATCCAAAAAATGAATCAGATGATTCATGTTATATTTATAACTCGATTGCTGATTTCAGATACTTTCTGGCTTGTTTTCTCGATTATATAGATACTAAAGATGTTGAATTATTTAGTCTAGTATATTGTGAAGATTGCGAGAGTAGTGTGCATGAAGATTATGGTGTGATAACTTATGGTGGGGATCGTACGATTTGCGAGAATTGCCGAGATAGTGATTACTATTACCATGAAGGATCAGATCAGTATGTACACAATGAAGATGAAGATTATTGTTTTGATGAAGATGGTGGAGATGAAGATTACGACTGTGATTTTCAAGGCGTGCTTCGTTGGGATGCTGATGTAATGGACTATCTAAATAAAAGAAAGCTAGACAACGAGCCAAAAATTACCCGTAAGACTTTGGTTGGTGGATTTGAGTGTGAGTGGGAAGCTAGAAGTTCCTGCCCGACTGATTTTCCTGAACAAATTGACGAATTATTTGGTGGTGAATATTGCAAGTTCAAATCTGACGGCTCATTGAGAAATGGTTTTGAAATGGTGACAGCCCCATGTACCCTAGCATATCATAGGAAACAAATTGATAAGCTATTTGATTGGAATGGGTGGACTGATGACGACAAAAACACCTACGTTAAGGCTTGGAATACTGACACTTGTGGGATTCATGTACATCTAAATCGTGGCTCGTTTACTGGCTCACAGATCGGCAAAATATTACAGATTGTCAATGAGGATATGAACAGAAAATTCATTGAGGCTGTTGCTGGTCGCAAAGCTAACGACTATGCCAAGTTCAGTAAAAAATCTATTGCCGAGGGTGGTCAACGAGATTACAGCAAATACGAGGCTGTCAACACAGCTCACTCGCAATCAATCGAGCTACGAATATTCAGAGGTAATGCTACCAAGAATGGCGTACTTCGAGTGTTGGAGTTCTCATTCGCACTCGGTGAATATGTACAACAATGCAGTTTCAAGGCACTGCACTACAGAGATTTCTTGAAGTGGTTTAATCTACCAAGAAACCGAGCCGACTATCCATTTATCAATGAATGGCTTGTTCGCAAAGGCTATCTCAAAGACGGCAAGTCAAATAGACTTGTCACCAATGAGATCAACGAAGCTATTGACAATGCTGTCAATGGTTAATCTTAACTAAAACATAGGAGATAATAATATGTGCTTAATAATACAAACTAATGATCCAAGAAAAGTAGACATTGACTTAATGGAATGTGCCTACGAAAATAATTCTGACGGCTTCGGAGTTA